CAATGACATCTTTTTTATCATATTTGAATGAGGATTCAAACGGTAAAAATTTGCACTTAGAACACCTAGAAGATGAAATTCTTAATTTCGGAATAGGTGGTGCTAGGGGTGCAATCAACTTTTTGCAGGCATTGAGAGATATGATGGCTGGGCATTCTCGTTCGGCTGTTAATATGACAGTCAAATGGGATGGCGCTCCTGCTATATTTGCTGGTGTCGATCCTAGTGACGGTAAATTCTTTGTCGCAAAGAAATCCGTGTTTAATAAGTCTCCACTATTATATAAGACCACGCAAGAAATCACCAAAGACCCCAAACTTCCAACCGGACTAAAGGCGCCTTTCATTGTCGCCTTACAGGAATTTTCTAAACTGGGTATTCGGAATGTACTACAGGGTGACCTCATGTTCACTACTGCTTCTTTGGAAAACGAAATCATTGATGGTGAGAAATACACCACGTTTCAACCCAACACGATTGTGTATGCAGTACCCAAAGGTTCGGACTTGGACAATGAGATACGCAAAACAAAAATCGGTGTAGTATGGCACACAACATACACAGGTGATTCATTGCAGGCTATGAAGGCATCTTTTGGTGCGAACATATCCTCTCTAAAAAAACAAAGAACAGTTTGGATGGATGATGCCACATACAAGGATACCAGTGGTACGTCTACATTCACACAGGCCGAGACCGCCTCTATTACCGCGAAGTTGAGTCTGGTCGGCAAGATATTCCAAACAATCAATTCGGGCCAACTGACTAGATTCTTGTCATTGCAATCAAGTTTCACTGGTAAGTTTATTGGTGCCAGTATTAAGACATACTATAATTCAAAGGTCAAGGTCGGACAGAAAGTAACAAATGTGTCCGGTTATGTGTCCGGTTATACTGATTGGGTCGAGGGTAAATTCGACATAGAGATAAATAAACTAAAGACCGAATCTAATCAGAAAAAATTGGAAATTAAGAAGAAAGAAACCATACGAGAGTTGAAATCATATAGTACTCTTATTACCAATATAATATTATATCAGAATGCATTGATTGATGCTAAACAAATGATTATCAATAAATTAAACAAGGTAAAACAATTAACTAATACTTTCGTTAGGACTAAACAGGGGTTCAAGGTTACTAATCCAGAGGGATATGTTGCCATAGATAGGGTAACTGGTAACGCTGTTAAGTTGGTCGATAGGATGGAGTTTAGTTACAATAACTTTACCGCAATAAAGGCGTGGGACAGATGAAGACATTAGTATATGCATTTGGTAGAATGAACCCGCCTACCAATGGCCATGGGAAACTGGTGCAAAAAGTCAAGCAGATTGCTCAACAAAATAAAGCAGACCATCTTATCGTAGTGAGTCATACTCAGGATAAACACAAGAATCCTTTGAGTCCTAAACGCAAGGTCGCACACCTAAAAAAGATGTTCCCCAATACCAATGTTAAATCCTCCGACACGCAGAACCCCAACTTCATACGACAACTCGCATTGTTATCTGATAAATATGATAAGGTTATTATGATTGCTGGTTCAGATAGGGTGTCAGAATTTCAACGTATATTAACGAAGTACAATGGCAAGGATTTTACGTTTGATGAAATAACAGTAGTTTCTGCTGGTGCTAGAGACCCAGATGCCGAAGGCGTTTCTGGGATGAGTGCTAGTAAGATGCGACTGTTTGTTAAAAACAACGATTTTAAATCTTTCAAGAGAGGCCTACCCGCTGGTTACACTGGTTCTCAGTCACTGTTTAACGATGTGAAGAAAGGTATGGAGTTAAAAGAAAACACACACTACTCTTTCTCACAATACATAAAGGAATAAAAAACATGTCAAAATATTTAGAAGGGTTATTACCCGACAACGGGCTAGAATGGAACCCTACCTCAGCACCTCACGAAGGCCAAACATGGGGACTTTACGGACTTAAAACGAACGGGCCAGGCATATCAGAACCCAATGACCTGCCTGACGGTTACTATGAGGAGATTGCTTTACGGCCGGAACTCCTTGCTGTGATATCAGAAGACGAAGGTTGTAAATATGAAGTGTACTTAGACCACCTCGGTTATCCTACAGTTGGTATTGGACACCTCATAAAAGCAGATGACGCAGAAGTAAAACTGGAAGTTGGTGATGCGGTCACCAAAGAAAGAGTCGAAGAGTTGTTCGTTCAAGACATACAAATTGCATGTAGGGATTGTGTTAACTTGTATGGCTGGTCTGGATTTTGCGAATGGCCTGAAGAAGTTCAGAATATCAATATTAACATGGTGTTTAATATGGGTATGACTCGCCTGTCAAAATTCAAGAATATGCACAAAGCTTTGGAAAGTCAAGATTGGGCAAAAGCTGCTGTAGAAGGTAGAGATTCAAAATGGTACAAGCAAGTAACCAACCGGGCAGAAAGGTTAATGTCCACTCTAGAGAAACTATAGAAAGGGAAAAATAGATGGACTTAGTGCAATTTGTAGTAGATTTGGCAATTCAGTTTTGGCAATTCACATTAGCCATTATCATAATCCTTATAGGTGCAGCAATAAACGCGCTGGACTTAAAGGAAAGGAACGAGTTAACATTTAATGCAAAGGATATGCCACAACTAAAACCACTGCCGATGGAAACTAAGGGCAAAGGATTTTGGGGTGGAGTACTTGCATGGTTGACGGGTTCTAGGAACTGGGAGTTAACTAAAGACTTTAACTATACGATTGATGGTGTTGGATATGTTATACCAAAGGGATTTCAATTTGACGGTGCAAGTATACCAAAATTTATGAGAACTTTTTTCTCTCCAGTTGGTGTAATGTTAATCGGTGGATTGGTTCACGATTATGGGTATAAGTATGAGACACTATTATTAAAAGGCAAGAAGAAAAACATTGGAATCAAAGACCAAAAATGGATGGATGAAACATTCAGAGATATTAATATCAATGTTAACGGATTTTACACTATGAACTATCTTGCATATTGGACACTGCGGTTGGGTGGATTTGTTGCATGGAGAGGACACAGAAAACGTAATATCCAAATTGACTAAGGGGTAGATTTTGTTGTCTGTACTGAGAGATGTTTATTTAGCGATGGCGAGGCCTTTGACGGCCCCGCTGTTGTTGCCTGAGTTTAATCTAGTAGAGGAATACGAGGATAAACTTAAACAACTAAACGAACTGTTTTACAACGGAATGATTACCTTTGCCGAGTATGATGAGATGGTAGAAGATTTTCGAGATGTAGATGCAATTAGAAATCATATCAAGGACGAAAAAATGAAAGTCTTTGCTCCGATGATAGTCGAAAATTGCAAACCACTTATACAAAGTTATAAATAGGATTACTATGAAGAAATTTACCGATTTTGCTGAACTGCCACCAAGTACACTTGAAGAGGGTATTAATGACCCCGCAATTTTCAAGGCTATTTTTCTCGCCGGCGGGCCTGGCAGTGGCAAATCGTTTATCGTAGGAAAGACTGCTCTTCCAGCACTTGGATTCAAGGTTGTAAATTCTGACTTTGCATTTGAATCTGCCCTAAAGAAAGCTGGGATGGAGATGAATGTTGATTCCATATACTCAACCAAAGGTCAATCTCTCAGAGACCGCGCTACGAAACTTACTGCTGCCAGAAAGAGTAATTACCTCACGGGTAAACTTGGTTTAGTTATTGATGGTACGGGTAAGAACTATGACAAAATCAGGAAACAGAAAGCTGAACTAGAGAAGTTGGGTTATCAAACTGCAATGATTTTTGTCAATACCGACATTGATACTGCTGTGAATAGAGACAATAAAAGAGACCGGACTCTGGGCCCAGACAAAATCAAACCAATGTGGAAATCAGTCCAACTGAACTTGGGGCGATTTAGTAACGCATTCACTGAAGGTACGAGTAAATTCTTTGTAGTGGATAATTCTGATGATTCTGATTATGAGGCTGCTATCCTAACAACCTACAAGAAGGTTCTGGCTTGGTCGAAAACGCCAATCACCAACCCTATCGCAAAGAGATGGATGTTAGACCAAAAACAACGCCGTGGTATTAAAGAAAGTCAGGTCTGGGAAGCGCAAGCTATTAAGTGGAAAGTTAAACCACCCAAAGGCACTAAGAATATGCATCCCGATTCCAACTGGAAAGGTATGAAGAAGGGCGACATCGAAAAGAGTTACCCACAGAATAAATTAAAGTCTACTGTGAATGAGGCTCGTTCTATTGCCGAAGGTTACACTCTATATCATAAGAGTTATACTGATGCAATTAACCACGCACATGCACACCACGCGAAGAGTGGGTTGTCTGTTTCCGATGATGACCGCGATACTCATATTGCGATGGGTTCAAAGAAGCCTGGCAGTGGAAAGACCACTACCATCAATATTCCGGCAACACACAAGTCTGGTTCATCACATACGATACACACGCAAGTGTATAATAAGGGTGGTAAAACCCCGTATGAACTGAATACATATTCTTCTAAGAATAAAACTAAAAAAAAAGTTAATGAAAACTTAGAGGTCTCAGAAGCGCAATCCATGATAAAACCATTCTTGGCAAAAACGTGGAATAGGAAAGAATACAAAGAAGCAGGCGAAGTACTAAAGAAGATAATTGACAGAAAGAAGAAAGAAACTGGTGGTCGCCTACGCCACGGCATATCATACTACGCTCAACAAGTTGCTCGACAGTTCGGACAAAATAAAGTTGATGCTAGAGTCCTTGCTAAGAACTTCACCGAAGATTATTCTCCACAGAAACACGAGTGGGGTACTCCCGAAGGTACTGCTTATTATAAGAAACTTACGCCAGGCCAATCCGATGCAACAACAAAGGAGAGGGCCCTCGCTTTAGTATCTGCTAGGAAGAAGGTACAAGAAGATTATCCAAAGACGTTAGAATCACTAGATACTGATATCGGAGTCATTCCACTAGATAACGATTGGACTGCGATATTTGGCGAACCAGAAATCGAAAAGATGGAAGGTGAGATAGATGTCATGTCGTTTGAAGACATGATGGGTCTAGACATGTATGACGCTGAAGAGTTGGATGACTTTGAAGCGTTTGACCAAGATGTTGATTGGCATGATGAAGTAGAGATAACAGAAGTACTATCTATTCAGGGCCGGATGAAACGAAGATTCGCCGCTAGAAGAAACCGACAGAAACTTAAAGTTGCCAGAATGCGGGCGTCAAGACGCGCTGCTGACCCAGCAAGACTGAAGAAACGTGCCACCCGTGGTGCAAGGAATATGATTAAGAATCGTATTGCTAAGGGTAGAGATATCAGTTCGTTGCCGCCGGCAGAGAAGGGTCGTATTGAGGCAATGGTTCAGAAGTTCTCTGGATTAGTATCTAGAATGGCAACTAGAATGATACCAATCGTGAGAAAGAACGAGATGAAACGATTGAAGTCTGGCGGCATGAAAAAACAGACTGCGAAGAAGTATAACCCTAAGAAGGCAATGGCATCTGCTTCTAAACAGAAGGGTAAGAAATTTAAGGCGAGTAAGAAAACATTCGCAAAACCAAAAACTAGAAGGTAGGGATAACATGCTAACATTCTTAGAAGGCAATAAAAAGGGACTGTGGGATAACATTCACGCCAAACGAAAAAGAATCAAGAGTGGTTCTGGTGAGAAGATGCGTAAACCATTCAGCAAAGGCGCACCACAAAAAGGCGCATTCAAAGATTCAAGTGTGGAAGACTAATCATGCAATCGTTCATCAAGTACATCAATTGTGTCAAAGAAGGTGAACAGCATTCTTGGAAATCAGAAGGACACTACACTAAAGATGGTAAAGAGTGGAAAGGGCAACAACATGCCCACAATGGACAAGTAATGACAGGCGAGAAACACACTGCCGATAGTCAGGACTTATACCATTACAAAGAACTCTCTGCCGACATTAGAAAGAAAATCTCAAAGACGATTGAAGAAGGCGGTGTCAAATCTGGTCATAAACGGTCAGTAGAAGATGGTGCTGGACTCACTCAAAAAGGTGTGGATGCGGAGAATAGAAAAACTGGTGGTAATCTGCAAACCGCAGTGACTACTCCTCCAAGTGACCTCAAAAAAGGTAGTAAGGCTGCCGGAAGACGCAAATCATTCTGCGCTCGCTCCAAGAAATGGAAGGGAGAAAGAGGAATGGCTGCAAGAGCAAGGTGGAACTGTTAGGGGTTGTTGTGATAACAGTAATCGCAAATTATAGAACAGGGTCATCCACGTTTATAAAAGAACTATCTGATTCAACGGGACTCAAGTATCCTGAGATGTGTACTGGGGAATACTTGTACCAGCAATATCAGGAACCTAGCAACGATTATCAGATTTATAAAATAATGCCGGATCAGGTTCAACATCGTCTATACCACGAAATTTTTTATAGACAGTATATCAAGGGGGCCGATGTAATTTATCTTTGCAGACGGAACTTGACGGAACAGATTATTAGTTATATTAATTGTGTTGCTCGTGACGTATGGCATCCAGTTGAATGCCGGAATGAATCCGATTGGTTCGATGATGTATCGGATAGTTTTGATTCGACTATTGACATCGCCATTGACCGCATCACAGATAATTACGAGAGACAACATGAATTTTACAAGAAGTGGCCTGGCCAAGTTTTATTTTTAGAAGATAGATTTGATGAAAATCAAAAGTACCCAAAACGGAAATTACCTTTTACCGAACAACAACTTTTAAAAATATCTAGTGTTTGTAACAATGGCAAGGATTTGTGGTTCAATAACATTTAGGGGATTGAGATGATAACGTGGTTGAAGAAACTTCTCTATGAAGAGTATGAAGTTACTATTTGGTTTGTTAAGGAAGTCGGTAAGACTAAAGATGGTGTTTCTCGTAAGGTGAAGACTAAGAAAGTTTTTAGTCTGAAGAAAATCTCAACTAAGAAACCGAATCACTTCAAGGGAATTGACACGGACGGTAACCCGATAGAGATTAGAACCTCCGAACCCTTTGACTACCAGATAAAAAAGATATATTAATTATATAATTATAGGATAGATATGAGTGTAGATGTATTGTTATTTACTGGTATGTCAGGATACTCCAGTAATATAAATGATTTTGGTGATGACCCTGTGTACGAAACCAGAACTCGGTCTTCTGGAACTTATCGAATTGCTACATATCTTAGAAAAGAGTTTGAGTTTGACGTAGAGGTGATAGACTTCATCTTTTCGTGGACACTAGAAGAACTCAAAGAAGTCTGTAAAAGTAGAATAGGCCCAGACACACGGATGGTGGGTATAGGCGGCATATTCTATCTCCATGCGCCAGTCATAGTTAAACTATTTGCACACATCAAAGAAGAATATCCCCACGTTTTGACCACTGCCGGTAGTCAGACAATCTGGTCTATAACACAAATACCAAACATCGATTATTATATTTCTGGGTATGGTGAGCTCGGATTGAAGGCAGTTCTGAATGGCACTGCGAAGTATGAAATGTGGCAAGACAGAGTAAAACATGTTGATTGTTGGCGAACCCCAGAGTACGCTGCATATCCTTGGCCGATTCTAACTATCCTTTACGAAGACAGAGACTATGTGTTACCACACGAAACTCTTTCAATGGAGACATCTCGTGGGTGCAAGTTCAAATGTTCTTATTGTAACTATCCCGTTCTTGGTGTGAAGGGTGACTATACCAGAAGTGCTGCAGACTTTGAGTATAACATGAAAGTCAATTACGATAGGTGGGGTATCACCGAATACATTATTACGGATGATACCTTTAATGACCACATTGAAAAGATTCGCAAGTATGGTGATGTGGTAGAATCACTGGATTTCACTCCGAACTTTGGTGGGTATATTCGCGCAGACTTAATGACACAGAGACCACACGATGTGGAAGAACTGGCACGGATGAGATTCAACAGTCACATGTATGGTATAGAGAGTACCAACCACGCATCTGCTAAGTCTATCGGCAAGGGTGCGAAAGCAACGAACATCTTGCCTGCTATTCTAGAGGCAA